ATTTGACTGGAGAGCTTACGCAGAAGAAAAGAAAGCTGACTGGTTTGATTACATAGATGAAGAGTTTAAACGTAGAGATGAAGGTTTCTGGTTTAACAACAAAGGAAAAGCAACATATATAACAGGCACACATTACATGTACTTACAATGGAGTAAAATTGATGTAGGTGCGCCAGACTTTAGAGAAGCCAATAGAATATTCTATATATTCTGGGAAGCATGCAAGGCAGATAAAAGATGTTATGGTATGTGTTACCTTAAAAACAGACGATCTGGTTTTTCTTTTATGTCATCAGCTGAAACAGTTAACCAAGCTACAATATCAAGTGATGCTAGGTTTGGTATATTATCTAAAACAGGGGCTGATGCTAAGAAAATGTTTACTGACAAAGTTGTACCTATATCGATTAATTATCCTTTCTTTTTTAGTCCTATTCAAGACGGTATGGATAGGCCAAAATCCGAGCTTGCATATAGAGTTCCAGCTTCTAAGTTCACTAGAAAGAAGATTACAACAAACGAAAAGCTAGAAGACTTAGAGGGATTAGATACAACTATAGACTGGAAAAATACAGGTGACAATAGCTATGACGGTGAAAAATTAAAGCTTTTAGTGCACGATGAAAGTGGTAAGTGGGAAAGACCCGATAATATATTAAATAACTGGAGAGTTACAAAAACATGTTTACGATTAGGTAGTAGGATAATAGGTAAATGTATGATGGGCTCAACATCAAATTCACTAGACAAAGGTGGGGAAAACTTTAAAAAATTATATGGAGCATCAGACGTTACTAAGCGAAACAGAAATGGACAGACAGCGTCTGGCTTATATTCTCTTTTTATCCCAATGGAGTGGAACTACGAAGGATTTATTGATGAGCACGGAAGCCCAGTCTTCAATACTCCGGATCATGAAGTCTTCGATCCACATGGGGAATTAATAGATATAGGTGTTATAGACAGTTGGCAAAACGAAGCTGACGGTTTAAAAGGTGATCAAGATGCGTTAAATGAATTTTACAGACAGTTTCCAAGAACTACTGAACACGCGTTTAGAGATGAAACAAAAAATAGTATATTTAACTTAGTCAAACTATACGAACAAATAGATTACAACGAAGAGATGTCTAGAACACTAGGTATTACTAAAGGTAATTTTCAATGGGTTAACGGAGTTAAAGATTCAACAGTGATATTTTACCCAGACCCTAAAGGTAGGTTTAAAATAAGCTGGGTACCACCAACAAACATACAAAACAAAGTTGTAATTAAAAATGGTGTTAAATGGCCTGGTAATGAGCACATGGGTGCTTTTGGTTGTGATAGCTACGATATATCAGGAACTGTAGATGGTGTAGGTTCTAAAGGTGCTTTACACGGACTAACTAAGTTTAGCATGGAAGACGCACCAGCTAATACATTTTTCTTAGAGTATTTAGCTAGACCACAAACTGCAGAGATGTTCTTTGAAGACGTTCTAATGGCGTTAGTATTTTACGGGATGCCAATACTAGCAGAGAACAACAAACCTCGTTTATTATATTATTTGCGAAGGCGTGGTTACAGAGGTTTTAGCATGAATAGGCCAGATAAAATATGGAATAAATTATCTGTAGCAGAAAAAGAAATAGGAGGTATACCTAACTCAAGTGAAGATATAAAACAAGCTCACGCTGCCGCTATTGAAATGTATATTCAGAACCACGTAGGTATGGCACAAGACGGTACTTTTGGTAATTGTTACTTCAATGAATTACTAAATGACTGGGCGAAGTTTGATATTAACAAAAGAACAAAGCATGATGCATCTATAAGTTCTGGATTAGCTATAATGGCAAACAACAGGCATTTATATAGGCCAAACGCACCGATACAAAAACCTAAACTAAACTTAAGTATTGCTAAGTACACAAATAAAGGCAGTACATCTAAATTAATTAAAAAATAAATATGGCAGAGTCTGTTATAAAAAGTTATTTTCCCAGCCAAGTTGTAAGTGATTTGGAAAAAATGAGCTATGAGTATGGTTTAAAAGTAGCTCAAGCTATTGAAACCGAGTGGTTACATCCTGACCGAGGGGTTAGTAGGTATAGAGCAACTCAAGATAATTTTCACAAATTAAGGTTGTATGCCAGAGGTGAGCAATCAATACAAAAGTATAAGGACGAGTTATCTATAAATGGTGATTTGTCTTATTTAAATTTAGACTGGAAACCAGTACCTATTATACCTAAGTTTGTTGATATAGTTGTAAATGGTATTGCAGAAAGAATGTATGATATAAAAGCTTATTCTCAAGATCCTTTTGGCGTTAGCAAAAGAACAGAGTACATGGAGTCTATACTTATAGATATGAATAGTAGAGACTATAGCGATGCTGCAGAGCAAATGCTAGGTATATCAGCTTATAACAATGATAAAGAAAAATTACCTGATACTAAAGAAGAGCTTAATTTACACATGCAATTAGATTATAAACAAGCCGTAGAAATTGCTGAAGAACAAGCTCTTAACACTTTGATGAAAGGTAATAATTACGAGTTAATTAAAAAACAATATTACTACGATCTAACTGTTTTAGGTATAGGCGCTGTAAAAACTAGTTTTAATACATCTGAGGGTGTTGTAATTGATTATGTAGATCCAGCTGATTTAGTTTACTCTTACACTGAATCTCCTTATTTTGATGACATTTATTATATTGGCGAGGTTAAAAATGTACCTGTAAACGAGCTTGCTAAACAATTCCCACACTTAACACAAGAAGACTTAGAGGAAATTCAAAAAAATAAAACGTATACTCGATCAAACAACAGCACTAGTTATAATTCAAAAGAAGAGGATAATAATAAAATTCAAGTTTTATATTTTAATTATAAAACTTATATGAACGAAGTTTATAAAGTAAAAGAAACTGGTAGTGGTGCTGAAAAAGTTATAGAAAAAAATGATAGCTTTAACCCACCTGAAGACGCTGAAAACTTTAGCAAACTACAAAGATCAATAGAGTGTTTGTATGACGGTGCTTTAGTATTAGGTACTAAAAAATTACTTAAATGGGAAATGGCTAAAAACATGGTAAGGCCAAAAAGTGATTTTACTAAAGTTAAAATGAACTACTCTATTGTAGCTCCTAGGTTGTACAAAGGTAGAATAGAAAGCCTAGTTAGTCGTATCACTGGTTTTGCTGATATGATACAGCTTACGCATTTAAAGCTACAACAAGTGTTATCGCGTATGGTGCCAGATGGTGTTTATTTAGATGCTGATGGTTTGGCTGAAATAGATTTAGGTAATGGTACAAATTACAATCCGCAAGAAGCTTTAAACATGTTCTTCCAAACAGGATCTGTTATTGGTAGGTCATTTACTTCTGAAGGTGATATGAATCCAGGTAAAGTACCTATTCAAGAAATACAATCAGGTAGCGGTGGTGCTAAAATGCAAAGTTTAATTGGCACATACAACTATTATTTACAAATGATAAGAGATACAACTGGTCTTAATGAATCAAGAGATGGTAGTACTCCTGATAAGTATGCTTTGGTTGGTGTACAAAAGCTAGCAGCTGCTAATTCTAATACTGCAACAAGACATATATTGCAAGCTGGTTTGTTTTTAACATCAGAAGTTGCACAGTGTTTATCGCTTAGAATATCTGACATTATAGAGTATTCACCAACTAAAGACGCTTTTATACAACAAATAGGCGCTCATAATGTTGCTACACTTGAAGAAATGTCTAACTTGCATTTATATGATTTTGGTATATTTATAGAACTACAACCTGATGAAGAAGAAAAAGCAATGCTTGAAAATAATATACAAATGGCTTTGCAACAACAAATAATAGAACTTGCTGATGCTATTGATATTAGAGAGATAAAAAATATAAAACTAGCTAATCAATTATTAAAAATTAGAAGAGAAAAAAAGCTTGCTAAAGATCAAAAAATCCAACAACAAAATATCCAAGCACAGTCTCAAGCTAACATACAAGCTCAACAAGCTTCTGCTCAAATGGAATTACAAAAACAACAAGCGCTTAGCCAGTCACAAGCACAGCTAGAGCAAGTTAAAGCTCAGCTTGAAGCTCAGCAACAAGCTCAGGAAGTAATGTATAAAAAAGAACTAATGCAATTAGAGTTTCAGATGAACATGCAGTTGAAACAAATGGAAGTAGAAAATACAAAAAGTAAAGAAAAACAAAAAGAAGATCGTAAAGACGAAAGAACAAGAATACAAGCCTCACAACAAAGTGAACTTATAGATCAAAGAAAAAAGGAAAAAGCACCTAAAAACTTTGAGTCTGCAGGTAATGATACTATAGGAGGCGGATTTGATTTAGGTTCTTTTGATCCTAGATAACAATTATTAATTATTATTATATTATATTATGGAAGAAAACGTAGAAAACGTAGTTGAAGAAACTACACCTGAAACTGTAGAAACAGTTGAAGAAACAAAGTTCAACAGCGCTGATGATAACAGTGTTATTAAAGTAGATTTAAACAAACCCCCAACACCAAAAGAAGAAATAAAAAATGAAACCGAAGAAAAAACAGAAGTTGCAGAAAATAACGCTGACAACGAGGGAGTGGCTCCAGTCGATGCAGACACCACTACCACAGAAAAACAAGAAGAAGTACAGCCGGAAGAACAAACACAAGAAACTCCAGTATTAGAAGAAATTACTGAAGAAGAAGTTCAAGAACAAACAGAAGAATTAACTGAGCAAGTTGAAGAAGCTGTTGCAGAAGCTCAAGAAACTGGACAAGCAATACCTGAAAATTTACAAAAAGTTGTAGATTTTATGGAGGAAACTGGTGGTACACTAGAAGATTATGTGAGGCTTAATCAAGACTTTTCTAGTTATGATGACATGACTGTTCTTAGAGAATACTACAGACAAACAAAATCTCACTTAACAGATGATGAAATTAGTTTTTTAATAGAAGACTCGTTTTCATATGATGAAGAAGAAGATGAAGTAAGAGAGATTAAAAAGAAAAAAATAGCGTTAAAAGAGCAAGTTGCCAACGCTAAAAGCCACTTAGACGGGCAAAAGTCTAAATACTATGAAGAAGTTAAAGCTGGTTCTAGGCTAACACCTGAACAACAAAAAGCTGTAAACTTTTTTAATAGATACAACAAAGAGTCGGAAGAGACTAAAAAAATAGCAGAAAAACAAACTAACACTTTTAAATTAAAAACACAACAAGTTTTTAACGATAAATTCAAAGGTTTTGAATATAACGTCGGAGATAAGAGATATAGGTTTAATGTGAAAAATGCTAATGAGGTAAAAGAAACCCAAGGTGATATTAATAATTTTGTCAAGAAGTTCTTGAATGAAAATAATGAAATGTCAGATGCTAAAGGTTATCACAAATCTCTGTTTACAGCAATGAATCCCGATGCTATTGCTAATCACTTTTACGAACAAGGAAAAGCTGATGCTATTAAAGATAGTGTTGCTAAGGCTAAAAACGTAAGTATGGATCCAAGGCAATCATTTTCTAACGATAACACAAGTGGTCCTAAGGTAAGAGTGCTTGGTAATGATTCTCCTAACTTTAAGTTTAAAATTAAAAATAAATAATAAATTTAAAATTACAAAATTATGGCAATTACAAATGGAACTAATTTGAACAGTGTAGCTGCATCAGTGCAACAAACGCTAGCTTCAAATTACATCGATTTTACAAGTGCTGACACCGCAGGGTGGGCACAACAATATTTACCAGACCTAATGGAGAAAGAGGCTGAAGTGTTCGGACAAAGAACTATTTCAGGTTTCTTAGCTCAAGTAGGTGCTGAAGAGGCTATGACAGCTGACCAAGTAGTTTGGTCTGAGCAGTCAAGACTACATTTATCTTACGTTGGAACAGTTGATGCTGACGGAGATGTTAACGGTACTTTTACAGTACAAACTGACATTGACGGTAACGCATTAACTACTAATCATGGTATTAGAGTAAACGATATGGTTTTAATAGCACAAGCTGGTGTTGTTGTTAAAGCTTTAGTTGTTGAAACTCCATCATCTGCTGTTGTTTCAGTTGAGCCTTATGCTACAGCTGCTTTATCAACTTTATCTGATGGTACAGCTACTTTATTAGTTATTGGTTCTGAGTATGGAAAAGGTCAATCTTATTCTGATGTTACTGGTACTCACAACTCTGAAAGAAGAACAGCTTTAGAACCTCAATTTAAATCTTTTACTAATAAGCCAATTATTATGAAAGATTACTACGAGATTTCTGGATCTGACGCTTCTCAAGTAGGTTGGGTAGAAATATCTGGCGAAGAAGGACAAAACGGTTACCTATGGTACTTAAAAGCTGAAGGTGATACTAGAGCTAGATTTACTGATTACTTAGAAATGGCTATGCTAGAATCTGAGTTAACAACTGCTAGCTCTGCTATCGGTTTTGCTGATAAGCAAATTAGAGGTGCTGCTGATTCTGGTGCTGGTGGAAACGGTACTGAAGGATTATTTGCTGCTATCGAAGATAGAGGTAATATTACTTCTGGTGTTACTGGTGTTAACCCTGCTACTGATTTAGCTGAATTTGACGCTATCTTAGCTGAGTTTGATAAGCAAGGTGCTATTGAAGAAAATATGTTATTCGTAAACAGAGCTACTAGTTTAGCAATGGACGACATGTTAGCTTCAATGAATTCTTACGGTGCTGGTGGTACATCTTACGGTGTATTCAACAACTCTGAAGATATGGCATTAAACTTAGGTTTCTCTGGTTTCAGACGTGGATCTTACGATTTCTACAAGTCTGACTTTAGATACTTAAATGACAAAGCTACAAGAGGTGGTATTAATGACAGAGCAGGTAGCGCAGCTATCCGTGGGGTTATTATTCCAGCTGGTGTATCTTCTGTATACGATCAAAACTTAGGAAAGAATCTAAAAAGACCTTTCTTACATGTAAGATATAGGGCTTCACAAACTGATGACCGAAGAATGAAGTCTTGGGTTACTGGTTCTGTTGGTGCTGCTACATCTGCACTTGATGCAATGCAAATACACATGTTAACTGAAAGATGTTTAATTACACAAGGTGCTAACAATTTCATGTTAATGAAATAAGCACTGTTTATTTAAGGGATCGAGGCTTCGGCCTCGACCCTTTATTTTATTAATTTTATTATATATTATATTATGGCAAAAAAACAAGAAAAGGTAGAGGTACCTGTTGTTGAAACACCAGTTGTTGAAACAGCAAAACCAAAAAGAAAAAGAACAGAACCAACTTATAAAAAACTAGAAGATGGTTGGGAAATTAAAGACAGGATATATAGGCTTAAAGGTGGTAAAAAACCTTTATCAAGATCTATAAAATCTGCAAACATACATTGGTTTGACGAAGAAAAAGGTTATGAAAGAGAGCTTAAATATTGTCAAAATCAAAAAACAGTTTTTGTTGACGAGATGTCAGGAGATCAAAGACTACAACACGTGGTTTTTAGAAACGGTATGTTAATAGTTGAAAGAGAAAAAACAATTTTACAAAAACTACTTTCTTTATATCACCCTGACAGAGATAAATTGTTTTATGAAGAAAAACCAGTTGCAGACGCAATAGATGAAATCAGTTGGTTAGAAATGGAAATAGAAGCTTTAAACGCAGCTAAAAATATTGACATTGATATGGCTGAAGCTATCATGCGAGTTGAAATTGGTTCTAAAGTAACAGAGATGAGTTCTAAGGAGCTTAAAAGAGATTTGTTATTATATGCTAAAAGAAATCCTCAGTTATTCTTAGAGTTAGTTAATGATGAAAATGTTATTCTTAGAAACTTTGGTATCAAAGCAACAGAATTAAGTATATTAAAACTATCTTCAGATCAAAGAACATTTACTTGGGGTTCTAACGGTAGAAAACTAATGAATGTACCTTTTGATGAACACCCATACTCAGCTTTAGCAGCTTGGTTTAAAACTGACGAAGGTATGGAAATATATGCAAACATAGAAAAACAATTAAGCTAATCAAACTGTAGAAGCGGTCGCTCTACGGGGCGACTGCAACTACTAAACAATTAAATATGAAATCACAAGGACTAGGAGATACAGTAGAAAAATTTACAAAAGCGACTGGCATAAAATCATTTACGCAATACTTAAACAAGCAAGGTGTTTTTGGAAAAAAAGGTTGTAACTGTAATAAAAGAAAAGACGCGTTAAACAAAGCGTTTCCATATAAAAACAAATAATAATGGTAAGAATAGACACGGTTTATCAAAGAGTTTTAGCTTTAGCAAATAAAGAACAAAGAGGTTACATAACGCCTCAAGAGTTTAATTTATATGCTAATCAAGTTCAAATGGATATTTTTGAAGAATATTTTTACGATATAGATCTATACAATAGAGCTCCAGAAAATACAACAGAATATTCTAACCGTGAGGATATAACTGATGACAAGTTAGCCGCATTTAAAAAGAAAGAAAACGCACCAGTAAGTCTTGGTCAAGGTTTATTTGAAGTGCGAGATGATGTTTACAAACTAGGTACTGTAAAATATCAAGAAAGATACGTTGTTGAAGAGGTTCAAGAAGATGAGTTAATACGTATAAATAGTAGTCCTTTAACTATTCCTAACAGAACAAGACCTGTGTATTCAAGATTTGCTAATAACTTTACAATTGACCAGGTAATACAAGTATATCCTACCTCAATAACTTCACAACTTACATATAACTATACAAAAAAACCATCAAGAGTAACTTGGGGTTACGTTGTTGTTAATGGTAACGCATTATATAATTCTTCAACTTCAGTTAATTTTGAGTTACATGTATCAGAAGAAAGCAAGCTTGTTTATAAAATATTATCGCTTGCTGGTATAAATTTAAAAGATCCAAATCTTTATCAAATGGCAAACGCGGAAGAACAAAAAGATACAAATCAAAAAAAATCATAAATAAATGGGATTACTAAATCAATCAGCAAGAGGTTACTACAGTAGTAATGATGGTATTCAAAACACAGGTGATGAGTTTTATGGTAGCTATCAATTTACTTCTTTAGAAAACATTATAAACCAATTTATTATTGCTTATGTTGGTGAAGATAAGTTAATACCTAAAATTAAAAAAAGTGATGTTGCTTTTCATGCACAGAGATCATTACAAGAATTAAGTTTTGATACTTTAAAATCTTGCAAAGCGCTTGAGTTTGAAGTTCCACCTTCACTAGCAATGCCATTACCACAAGATTACGTTAACTATGTTAAAGTTTCTTGGAGTGATGATAATGGTATTAAAAGAGTTTTACAACCAGCCTCAAAAACATCTAATCCTTTGGCTTTTCAACAAAACGCAGATGGTACATTTAAATTTGAAGACAATAGTTTTCAAGCTGACAACACTTTGCCTTTTCAAGAATATGGTGTAACATCTACAGGCCAAACATCGTCTCTTGATGGTGATGGTAATATAAAATCAAAAAATCCTTTACCACAATTTAAAAAAGAAACTCGTATAGCTTTAGAAAACACTAGTGGTTTTCAAAGTAAATATGAGGCTAATTACGGCCCTACGTCAGGAGCTGGACTTGACCACATGCTTATAAATTTTTTTACAGCTAATCATGACATAGAAGTTGGCATGAGAGTTTATGGCCCTGGAATACAACCAAACACAACTGTAAAAAGCGTTGGTGATACTACTAACTCTAATTTTCCTGGTATGGGTATTTTGCTTACAAACCCTCAATATGAAAAATGGCTTTTAGACGGTCCTTTAGGTACAAATCCAGGAGCACCAACTTTAGGATCTACAAATCCTCTTTATTACAAAACTGAAGAACTTATCTTTGTTGATTTAAAAAGAGAATCAGACACTTGGAGTAAATTTAAATCTAATAAAGCAAATGAAAAAGATGTTAATGATTACTCGTATGACACAAATCCTTTTGACATAGCTCAAGGACAAAGATTTGGAATAGATCCTCAGCATGCTCAAATAAACGGATCTTATTTTATTGATTGCAATGAAGGTGTTATATATTTTGGATCTTCAATAAGCGGTAAAACTGTAATACTTGATTACATAAGCGATAGCTTAGGAACTGACAGAGAAATGCGTGTACATAAGTTTGCTGAAGAGGCAATGTATAAGTGTATAGCATACGCTATAATGTCTACAAGAGCAAATGTACAAGAGTACATGGTCAATAGATTTAGAAAAGAAAAATTTGCAGCTACAAGAAAAGCAAAATTAAGATTGTCAAATTTAAAAATAGAAGAATTAACTCAAATACTTAGAGGTAAATCTAAACAAATAAAACACTAGTATATGCCGGAGATTAAAAATAATTTCACTGCTGGTAAAATGAATAAAGATCTTGATGAAAGATTAGTGCCTGTAGGTCAATATAGAGATGCGTTAAACATACAAGTTTCTACATCAGAAAGCTCTGATGTTGGAGCAGTTGAAAACGTATTAGGTAATATCGAAGTTTCTATTGATCTAACAAACAGTGTTGCTCCAGACTCTGTTTGTGTTGGTACTATTTCTAATGAAAAAGATAATTCTTTATACTACTTTGCTTCTAGTCAAAAATCAGGTGATTTAATTTATGATGCTAGCGGTAACACTGTTATAGGCTGGAGAGACGTTAACTACTTATATGACGCGCCTGAAAGCTACACGTGGACTGATAGAATATACAAAATACAAAACGATACTGTAACACCTGTGTTTGTTGATAATTTTAGAACTAAAACTTATTTTGATTTTACAAGAAATACAATTGGAGGTAATGGTTTAAATTTAGGTAATTATGACTACGCTGTAAAAAGCACAGTAGGGGTGTACGAAGGTATGGATTGTTATTTCTTTGCGGCAGCTGGTCATAGTGGTGTGACTATTGGAAATATAGCTATTAACGAAATGGTTGCTGGGCAAAAAATAATTTCAAGAAAAGTAACTTATGTTGATCACGCTAACTCTACAGTAAGATTTGATAAAAATTTAACTGACCTAGAAGATCTTTCATATCCAAATAGTCCTGGTGCTGAGTGGGTTAGATCAGACCTTGAAGATTATAATTATTTAGTTTTTGTAAAACCAAGACTTTTAAATTTTAATTGTGACAATATAATAACTGGTATTAATATTATTGACAATCTACTTCTTTTTACTGATAATAATTCAGAACCTAAAAAAATAAATATTACAAGAAGTATTGCTGGTACTGATTCAGGTGGTAACACAGCTACAAAGCTTATTGTCCCTGATAGAGATATAGATTTAAGTAGTGATATATTAGTTGAAGAAGAAAACATCACAGTAATAAAAAAATCTCCTGTTGAAAAAATTGATATAGAACAACAGTCTGAAGAATTAACTTCAGCTGTTTCTGATCATAACTTTACAGAAGATGATGGGTCTGGTGGCTATCAATTAGCTTCTCCTGGGACACAAATTGTTGTAAAGTTTACACAATTTTCTAATGGTAGTAGTTTTTTAGAAAATGAAGAGTTAAGATTTTTAAATATAAACTCTTTATTAAGTTTACCTAATAACTTTGATGTTAGATGTAAAGTGTTAGAAAATTTAAGTGGGCAGCAAGTTGGAAATACAAGTGCTAACTGGCCAGTTAACACTTATAAAATAGAAATATTAAGTATTTCTTCAACAACACCTATTGACATTAGCTCTGGGCCTTACAACTCTACTATAAACGAGTTTAACGTTGTTAGGTTATTAGACACAGACAGCTTGTTTGAAAAAAAGTTTGTTAGATTTGGTTATAGATGGAAATATCAAGATGGTGAATATTCTACTTTTTCACCATTTACTAACGTTGTGTTTGAACCTTCTTATTTTGAATATGACTCTTTATTAGCTTATAACAAAGCTATGCAAAACAATTTAACAACTATAAATTTAAGAAATATTGTTTCTAAAAATATACCTAATGACGTTGTTCAAGTTGATATTTTATATTCTGAGTCAAATTCACCTATAGTTTACATTGTAGATAAGTTAAGGTATAATGATTTAAAAACAGTTTTTATATCTAGCTCAGTAGAAGGTTTTAATAATTGGCACGCTAATCAATACATGGTAAAGTCTGATATAATATTTAATGCTGTTCCAGAAAATCAAACACTAAGACAGTGGGATAACGTACCTAGAAAAGCTTTAGCACAAGAAGTTACTGGTAATAGAATTGTATATGGTAATTACGTTCAAAACTACAATATAATCAACGAAGAAACTGGTGCGTATGAAAAACCTGAATTAGTAGCAGACTATACAGATAGATGGACTAGAGGTATTGAAAATAATAATTATGCAAAAAAAGTTTTGTTTAACTCCACTTATTTTGATGACATTGGACTTGCTTTCGATGGTTTTAACTTCCCTAGAATAAAAGAAAATTTAATAGAAAATCTAAGACCAGCAAAGTCTTTAAAAAGTATAAGAAGTTATCAGTTAGGATTTACTTATTTAGACGAGTATAATAGAGAAACACCTGTTTTTTCAAGTAGCAAGTCAACTGTTGTTTTAGGTAAAAACGAAGCAGACAACTCAACGCAATTAACAGCGAAATTAGTTACTTCACCACCTGCTTGGGCTAAAAATTACAAAATATATGTTAAAGAAACTGCCAACGAATACTATAACTTAGCTTTAGATAGAGTTTACAAAGCAGAAGACGGTAATTTATGGTTGTCATTTCCCTCATCTGAAAGAAACAAAGTTGATGAAGAAACTTTTTTAATATTAAAAAAAGGAGCAGATTCAGATATTTTAGTAAAAAATAATGCTAAATATAAAATAATTGCAATAGAAAATGAAGCTCCTGAATTTTTAAAGACTAAAAAAAGATTATTAGCACAAAGTGATAGCGCTGTTTTTAACGGTGTTAGTAATGCTTTGGCCCCAGGTGTTAAGACTTTTGAAATAGATATACTTTCATGGTCTACGCAATCTAGCGTTGATTTATCAGATATAAAAGAAAACATGCAGTTTGATTTTAAAGACACTACTGGTAGATATTCTAAAAAATACAATGTTGTAAATATTTCTAATGATACATCAATTTTTTCTATTGTTTTAGAAACTCCTATATTATCAACAGAAGACTGGATGTATTCCACCGGTACAACAAGTTTTGTTACAGGTCTTAAAATTCGTTTTTACAAAGCTATAACAAGAGTAAAACCAGAGTTTGATGGTAAATTTTTTGTAAAAATTAATAGTGATTCTATAGCAGATACTTTTTTAAACACGAGTGCTTCGTCTGTAGAAGAATACGAAGTTGTAGAGTCAATATCAACTTTTTATCTTTCTGACACAGGTGCCCCAGATATAGTTCAAGGTACAACACACTCTGTTGCTTCCACAGCACCAGCAGAATGGGAACAGTACACTTCTTCAAACGTTAATCCACACGTATTACCTAACGTTGGTCCTGGCACTATCTACAGCGCTGGTGACTCAAATTCAGGTTTTGAATCTGCTGATGGGCCTAGAGACTGGAGTAATTTAATGGATTTTGCACCTGGTAATTCAACTAACTATGTTAGTAATTGGTTTATAGACCAAACTTATTACGCTGGAACGCATCCTAGCTCAAGTAGTAATAACATTTCAGATCCAGGGCACGTTACAAATTCTAATAGTAGTTTTAATTATGGAAGAGGTATATACGAAGAAAATGGGCAAAACTATATAGATTTAGCTTTCTCTATAATACTTCCTTTTGTTGGAGGAGCTGGTCTTGGCGAACCTATTAGTAATTATGGAACTTTGCAGCGTGAGATTAATTATAACGATATTAATGAAAACTATATATGGGCAGTAGGATCTAGCACAAACCCAGATCACGTTGATCAAAACAATGTTGTAAACAGTATTACTCCTGGTGCTAAATTTAAATTTGTTGGTGATGTCAACGAGGTTATTTACACAATATCTAGTACAGTAAATATAACTAAGCAAAGAAAATATAACCACACTGATTGGTCTATAGTTGAAGCCGCTTTTGACAGTTGGTCTGCTACAGTACCTGGATCTCCAGGTTTAGAAGGTGATGCTGGTTTAAGAGGTAAATACAATAATCTTTATTTTCAATTTTGCTATCCAACTAATAGAAGGGTAACTTATAAAATACCAATAGATAAAGATATAAATGTTGAGAGTGCAATTGGATCTACTATTTCTTCAGTACCCGTTACAGCGCCACATCAAAACGCTTGCGCGGTTGGTGCAAATGAAAACCCCATAACAATACAATTTTTAGAGCAAAGAACTGATGATGATAATGACGCTGTAAGAAGTTCTAATCCAGCTATATTTGAAACAGAGCCTAAAGAAAGTATTGATTTAGATTTGTTTTATTCTACAGGTAGTATATTTCCGACAAAATTTAATATTAAAACTGCAGAGCAGTTAGTACCGCTAGGATCTGTAGTAACGTGTAAAACACACCCACTACTTTTAGATTTTAACACAAGAACTATAGTAACTGGATTTACTCAAGACCAAGACGGTAATGTTTTAATAAAATTTAACACTCCTTTACGTGCTCAACCTTCCGGAGCTTCGGAGCTTGTATTTACAAGGCCAAATGGAACTTTTACAACGTTAAACGGTAATTGGTACACTCCACTTTCAACCACACCTACTTTAAACTTTTCAAACGTACCTTTATTTCCAAATGAAGTAGCGTATTTTGTGTTTGGTACTACTGGTGTTGTTGGTCTTTCTTGGTTTAACTGTTATTCTTTTGGTAACGGTGTAGAGTCTAATAGATTAAGAGATGACTTTAACCAGGTTATTATAGACAAAGGTGTTAAAGTTTCAACAACGACAGATGAGCATTATGAACAAGAAAGAAGATCAAGTGGGTTGATATACTCTGGCTTATATAATTCAACAAGTGGTATTAACAGTTTAAATCAATTTATTCAAGCAGAAAAAATAACTAAAGATTTAAATCCAACCTACGGTAGTATACAAAAGTTGTTTAGCAGAAATACTGATTTAGTTACTTTTTGTGAAGATAGAGTTATAAGAATACAAGCTAATAAAGATGCTGTCTTTAACGCTGATGGAAATCCTAATTTAATTGCAACAGAAAATGTTCTTGGCCAAACAATGCCTTTTGCTGGTGATTTTGGTATATCACAAAACCCAGAAAGCTTTGCTGTAGATAACTATAGAGCTTATTTTACAGATAAACAAAGAGGCGCTGTGCTTAGACTTTCTAAAGATGGTTTAACACCAATATCTGAGTATGGCATGTCTAACTATTTTCAAGAAGCTATGCCAGTTTACGAACTTCTTATTGGTTCTTTTGACGCTAATAAAAAAGATTATAATTTAACCCTGCGAGACACCTTGTGTTTTAAGAGTAGTGGAGAAACATTATCTTTTAATGAATCTGTTACTGGTTGGACTAGTTTTAAGTCTTTTATTTTAGAGCAAGGCGGTAGTGTAGAAAACAAATATTATACTTTTTACAATTCAATACCTTGGAAGCACCACGATAAAACTGTACCTAGAAATACTTTTTACGGTGCCCATGTTAATTCTACTGTAGAGTTTTTATTAAACGATGCTCCTGATACTGTAAAATCTTTTAAAACTATAAACTACGAAGGTAGTCAAGCTAGAATAGTTAAAGAAGTTGCAGATCCAGATGTACAATCAAATGCAAATGTAGGTTTTTATAATTTAGAACAAGTAAAAGGCTGGAATCTTACAGCTATATCAACAGATCTTGAAAAAGGTAGAGTAACTGATTTTGTAAAAAAAGAAGGTAAATGGTTTAATTACATAAAAGGTAAAGAAGAATACTTAACAAAACAAACTTTAAACGCTAGTGATTTTCACATACAGGGTCTAGGTGTGGCTGTTGGCTTGCCACCTATAGTTGCTGGTTGTATGGATCCAAATGCAAATAATTACGGTGGACTTACAATTAACTTTGATGATGGTAGTTGCACGTATGACGGTTGTACTGATGCAAATTCTTATTACGGTATAACTTATATTACACATCCTAACGGAACAGTGTATGCTGCAACTACAGATGATGGTTCATGTCAGTATCAAGGTTGTATGGACGAGTTTTCACCAAGCGGAATAGCATCTTCAAATTACAACGTTAACGCAACAATACCGGGTACTTGTCTTTGGGTAGACTCTTGGGACTGTAACACTGTTAGTGGTGGAACACAAGTAAACACTTCTGGTAGTGGTGCATATACAACGCTAGCTGCTGCTCAGGCTGCTTGCCCAGCATGTGTAGGTACTTTTGGCTGTAAGAGCGATGTTTACGCAATGAATTACGATCCTACAGTAGATTGTGACGATGGTAGTTGTTTACCATACTATTACTATGGAACTAGATACGACCTTAATGGAAATATTATAAGTCAAACATGTTTAGATGATGGTACGTTAGCAACAACTACAATGAACGCATCGGGTTATAGCGTTTGGCCAAGTTACAACGGTTCAAACTCACAATTAGATCCACTTGAAATACTTCCTTGCACTGTTAGTAGTTATACTCCTTTTAACTCTTATACTTACACAGATGTGACAGGTAGTAATAACCCTACGGATCCACTTTATAACTCAAATTATGGTAATACAATTACCGTTGCTGCTGATAATGCAACATTAAACGCTAATTGGGCTGGTAATGCTGCTCAAGGTTGTGGTTGTATATACAAAGGCTGTATGGACAGTACTAATTCAAATTACATGCCCTGGGCAACTGATGATGATATTAGCATGTGTTGTATTGATGGGTGTTTAGACACTACAGCTAATAATTATTTAGTGCCTAACGTTGATTGCTATGACACTGCTGGCGGGGCTTATGTGCCTTGGGACGGCACTACAGGTGATTGTTGGATAGGTACAGATCCAGGTGTGCCTGGTCTTTTACCTTGTTGTCCAACTTGTGATGATGGTAATAATTGTAATACTGCCCTTGTATCTTTTTGCGGTTTGACTGGTAATGGAGCTGGAACCCTGACAGTAGCTTCAACTCCTGCTTTAGCAAACTTACCTTGGAATGGAAACAGTATTATAGAAACTTACGTTCCTGATGGTGTTTTTGAGGAGTGTTTAGAAGAAAATGTAAGTGGAATGCAAGCCGCGAGTTTTACTGCGCCTGGCATTGTTTTTTCAACTCAAGATGGTAATTTATTAACACTAGGAGTTACTCGTTGGGACGATAATACCAGTTGCTGCTCTGAAGCTTTTTCAACCTTAACAAACCCGTATGGCTTGGCAATAGGCTTGTATATTGGTTCTCAAGCTAACATGACGTATAGTGGTGGAATACTTGGTTTTGGCGACGACGTACACTTATGCACGCAGACAAGGCAAGATGGTGATTATATTTCTGATTTAACAGGTATGCAAGATTTTGCATTACAACCACTTTTTGAAAGACTTGTTATTCACAACCAAAATATATCTGATTTTATACATAGCGAAACAGATAACACAAGCACTTACTACAATTTAGATATGCTACCATTATTTTGGCAAAACACAATGATGTATCAAATATCTTTTAAAACATTGCCTTTAAATAATCTAACAAACAACACTTTAGATTTGTTAAACTGGAACTTAGGAGAAACTATAGAGGTGACTGACTGTGGTGTAGGTACTGTAAAAGTAGATAGAGACAACAATCCTTACATGCACTCTGTTATAATTACAAATGAAAATATCCACAGTTATTCAAGTTTTGCTGGAGTAGGTACCACTAATATTGGTGGTGGTGGAAGTAATGGATATGCAAGTGCTCAAACATTTATTCCAACAACAACGCAGGGTGGTTATGGAGATCATGGTAATGGTTATTCTTATCTAGACTGGGATTTAATTGCTCAAGTAAATGGTCTTTTTGATGATGGAAGTGGTAACGTGACTAGACCAAAAAGCTATAGCACTGGCTCTACACAACATTTCCCACCACACGCTACGTCGTGGTCTGATGGTATTTATGTTCCAGATAATATACAAGGAATGGGTGGACTTAGTGGCACTCCAACTAATCCAAGATATTTTGATCCTAATTACGGTGGTGGTGGTGGTAATTCTTGGAGCAGTAGTAATTATACTATGGCTAGATTAGGTGAGAATACTATTTTTTATTGGGATGGAAGCGCACCAGGATCTGGAAATGCTTATTACAACAACCCGCCAGGTCTAACTCGTTATTGTAATACTAGACTTATTTTAATAAACCTTGATGATATTGAACATGTTTATATTGGTCCAAATTGGCGGCTTGAGTTTGCGCAAAATTTTGCTAATCCAATAGCGTTTGGAACCACAGCTCCATACACAGGTCGCGCGGCGTTATATGTTAAAGGTTGTGGTAATGGTAACGGTGTTAAAATACACTTAGGTAGCCAAAGTAGGGTAAATGAGTTTCAACAAGCTTATGGAACTAATGATACAAATAGTCCATATTGGTCTTCACAAGGTGAAGCTTTTTTCTTAGGTTATTTTAGCTCAGACGTTGAATTTGTAATATAAATAATATGAAAGAAATAAAAGAATTATCAATAAACGCAGCTGCAATGCCAAAAGCTCAAACTGCTAAAAAGTACGAAGTTTTTGGAGATACTGGTGCTTGTTTTAGTTTAATTGTAAAAAATGAAGACGATCATTTTTATAATTTTCCACAAAATATTTCTTACTCAACAGTTGTAGCGCCTGCATTTTCAGCAACTCCTACGCAGTCAGATCCTATTACTATTGGACAAAGCGGTGTGTATAGCAATACAATTGTTTTTCCATCAATTTCAGATGATGACCGGTATCAAATAATTATTACTCCTATAAAAGAAACTGTTTTAGCAAAATCATTTTCAAAAGAAACAATATACACGTCTCCTTATATATACCAATACGATGATCCAGTAATTACTTTTAGCTTATTACACTCAAACGCTGCTGTTGTAGAACCTAGCGATGTTACATCTACAGGCTTAAACAGCTCTGTTAATCAAAAAGTTGCTGCAAACTTATCTTTAAATTTTCCTATAACTTTAAGTAGTAGTAATTTTGTAATAGCTAGGCAACCAGTTGCTTCTGATTTTGAGTTTACTACAACAAAAGATACTAGAACTGCTGGTTCAGGAACTTCACTTGAATTAAAAAATATAGAAGGTATTTCTGTAGGTATGGGAGTTTCTGGTACTGGCATAGCTAGTAACTCTGTTATTACTCAAGTACATGCTGGATATTATGATACAAACAATTCTACATCAAAAAAATCTATTTACATTACACCTTCAGTAGTAGAAATTGTAAACGGAAAATCTTTTGTAGTTAGTGATAAGGGAGGTACTGTTGTTATTAGCAAAAGTTCTACTTTTGTTGCAGATAGAACTTTAACTTTTACTGGCAAAGGAACTGATCATTTACAAAAATTTAACGGAGCGGATTTAACTATTTCAAACTTTGCTTTAGCAATAGATCCTGTAGTAACAACAACTGACGCAGCTGTTAGTAGTAGCACAACAATTCCAGTAACTAGTACAAACGGTATTAAAGCAGCTGAAACGGTTTTGATGACTGGTATAGGCGTTACAGCTTCATCACCACACGTAGACTCTGTGAGTGACGGTGTTAGTGTTACTGTAAGCTCAGCACAAACAATAGAAAATGGCCAAACAGTTACGTTTACAGGTAGTAGTAGAGCTGCAACTGTAACTTGTGATGTTTTGATTAAAAGCTATGGAACTTCTGATTTAACTTTTAAACTAAATTTAGATAATATTTTAACAGTAGAATAATATGATAATAAACTTTCAAGAACCACTTAATGTCTCTGTACAAGTTGGCGATATAGCTTGGTATTTACCTATAACATCTAATGTAGGTGTTCCTGGTAATACATACAACACTGCAAACATGGACGATGCTATGGAAATTGGCGTGATAGATCAAGTTACAACTTACACAATATCTGTTACTAATGTTGTTAATCCTCCTTTGCAAGGTTTTTTTATAATGTTTTCTAAAAATGATGAGGTAAACAAAGGTGATTTACTAGGTTATTACGCTAAGATTAAAATGGTAAATGGTAGGACAGACAAAATAGAATTATTTGCTGTTGGCTCAGAAACAGTTCAAAGTAGTAAATAACACATAAAAAGTGTAATTATAAATAAATAAAACAATAAAACATGGCAGTAGGAAGAAAAATAAAACCATATAGTCCTTTAAAAAATAGAAATAGAGAAGCTAGGGAATTAGCTCGACAACAACAAATCGATGCGTTAGACAATTTAAATACGTTAAGAGGTGAGTTTGAAGACAGAGATATAAACAATTTAGCTGCAAACTATAAAAATGTTTTTGCAGGTGCTGACAATGTTTTTGAGGGAGCTCAAAATGTATTTGCTGGCGCGCAAAATCAATTTGGAAATTTAGAAAATACTTTTGAAGATTTAACCGTAAACACACAACAAGCAGAATTTGAAAGAGACCAGTTTCGACAAAGCCAAGCTAATTTACTTGAAAACTTAGGCGGTGCTGCTGGTGGTAGTGGAGTTGGTGGTCTAGCACAATCTTTAGCTAATGCTGGCATGAACCAAGCAAGACAAAGTTCTGCTTCAATAGGACAACAAGAGTCTCAAAATCAAATGGCTGCCGCTCAAGGTGCTGCACAAAATCAAATGGCTGCTGCGCAAGGAGCTCAATCAGCTGAAATGGCTAGGATGCAAGGTGCTGCACAACAACAACAAATGATATTGGGTGGTGCTGCCGCACAACAACAAATGCAATTAGAAGGAGCCGCAAGACAACAAGATGCTAAAATAGCAGGTGCACAAGCGCAAAGACAATTAGACTTTGAAAGATTACAAGGTTTAATGTCACTAGAAGCTGGTATGTTGCAAGGGGCAAGAGAGGCTGAAGATAGCAGAAGAAGTACTATTTCTAAGTTTTTCCAAAGTGATAGAAGATTAAAAGAAAATATATCTTTAATAGGTAAGTCTCCTAGTGGAATAAATATATATAAATTTGAATATAAAGACAAGTCAATAGGTAATGGCGTTTACCAAGGTGTTATGTCAGATGAAGTTAATCAAGAAGCGGTTGTAAAACGTCCTGATGGTTATGACATGGTAGATTACAGCAAGTTAGACGTTGATTTTATAAAAATATAAAACATGGGTAAAATAATTGATTCAAACGCACTTTACAACATAGGTAGATCTACATCGGGTGACATTAGAGATAATAGAGCTAGAGATGCTGCTATGGCTTTTGTTGGTGTTAAAGCTCTTAGTTTAATAGGTAATGCTTTTGTAACTAGGCAAAATGGTAGAAAAAAAGGTGCACAAACCATGACTAATGCTAAGAACGAAATAAAAGACTCAGATTATGATATGCATATTCAAAATATTGCAACTGACGAAGTAAATAGCCATAAAAAAATGTTAATGAAAGCCGCTAATTTAGAAGCTATAGGTCAAGTGCAAAGAGCTGTTGAAATAAGAAACCAAGTTGACAGCGAATTAAAAAGATTAAAACAAGGTGCTGATCTTATAAAATCTAAAGATGGTATATTTAAACAAATATATGAAAAAGGAACTTTTACTACAAGTAAAGGTGATATGAAAGTTGCTATAAACCCAGCTTCTTCTGCCATGTCTCAACAACACGGCGCTTCATTTGCTGATGGATCAATACATCAAAGTTTTGATTTTATGGAGTATGATGGTAAAAAACAATGGGTTTTAATTGGTGAGAATAGTAATATAGATTTAGATAAATTTTCACCTACAACAAATATAACTGGCTCACCTAAGAAAAAAACAGAAATAACTTACACGCCTTTATCTGAACTTGAATTACCAGAGTTAAATGAAAAAAAAGTATTGCTTGATTATATTGATAATAATAGTGTTGATCTTCAAAAAGCTGGTCAAAGAAGTAAAGAAGGTGTGTTTGATGAAGAAGGTTTTAGAAACTCAACATTTAACAATGTTAATGAAATGACACCTAATCAATTAAGTAGCTTTTGGTATAGCCCTAGTGGTGATGAAATTTCTGCGCCAGTATTAAAATATATTACACAGCCAGGTGGCTTTATGCTTGACGGCCAAAAACATCCACCAATACTAGATCCAAAAGAAGAAGGACTAGATTCTTCAGAGTTACAATATAGAGAGTATATAGCTACAGGAACAATGGAGAAGTTAAAAAACGAAGACTGGACTAGTCATGAAAAAGTGTCTTGGCTTGTAGATAATGAAATAATGCCTAGTGCTAAAGATGCTTTTCAAAAAGGTTTTAATAATAGACCTGAAAAAGTAACTAAACCACAAAAAGAAGGTCAAGTTCTTTTAGACGGCCAACAGTATTTAACTATTGCTCAAGCTAGATCAACTGCAAATAAAATGAGTCAAGAAGGTGATATTAGTTATTCTAAAAACAATGCTAGAAAATTTGAAAATGTAGGTGACGGCATGGTGGAGTTAAGTTATCTTGACACAGATAGAAAATCAGATGGTTATGGAAAATATTTTGTTGCCGAAAAAATACCTGTTAACCAAGCTTTATCTCTAAGAGGTGTTGGTTCTAACTTTACTGGTTTAAATTTTGAAACTAAAGAACCTGAAGGTTTTAGAACACAATTTGTTAACGATGAGTCTGATAAAGATAAAACTCTTTATGAAACTTATTTTGGGCCAAGTACAAAAAGCAAACCTGTAGATTTTAAAAATTAATACATGTATCAATTAGGAGAAGAGCAGTATACATTAAAAGAGCTTCAAGGATTTGCTAAAAAGCAAGATCTTGATTTTAACACTTTTATGTCTGACATGAAAGGTAAGGGCTTGGCTAAAGCGCCAGATCCAGAAGATGTTAAAAGAGAAAAAGCTTTTAAAAACGTTGTTTCTCCCAATGTTCTTGGCCAAGATTTGATACCTGGTTTTAAAGCTAAAGCTTTTGTGGGTATAGACAATACTTTTAAAATGGTTAAAGATGCTTTTACCGACAAAGAAGAAATAAAAGAAACTGTTGAAGTTTTAATAAATGAAACTAAAAATATTCCAACTAGATTTAAAAGTTTTTTAGTAAATAAGATACCTGCTTTTGGTGGTGAGTTTTTTAAAAGAATGCAAACTGATGTTGATTATGATCCTGAAGAGCTAAATTATTTAAAAACTTTAGACCCAACAGCCTCTTACGAAAGTCCTACGGCAGACCCTACTGGTTTTAAAACCAATGCTGATAGAATAAAATTTCTTGAAAATTACGACTCTTCTGGTGTTGCTCAATCAAAACAACAAACTAACGAGTTTTTGAAAAGACAGTACAAAGAAATGAAAGCTGTTGACAAATATCTTATTAAAGATACTGGTGAAGGTATTGTAAAAGGTTTTAAACAAGGTGATTTGTCTGATTTTGTTGGTGGTATTTTTAGAGCTAATACAGCTATGATAGAAACTGCGCTTCCAGCTTTAGCAACAGGTGGTGTTTCTTTGCCTTTTCAAATTATAGCGCCTATGTTTACTGATTACAATGAGGCTAAAGCTAGAACTTTATACGGCGATAATGATGAAGCTATGGATAAGTTAATAGATAACGACGAAGTAGATTTAGCTTTACCAACCGCTTTAGGTGTATTTGCTACTGGCTTAGAGTACATTGGGCTTAAAGGTGTTACTAAGTATATATTTAGTAATGCAGGTAAATCTACTTTAGCAGCTAAACTATTGCTATCAAGTAATAGAGAAGGTTTAACAGAGTGGGGGCAAAGCGGTATAGAGGCTATGAGCCGAGCTTATGCAGAGCAAAAAAGCACTGGTGAAGCTATTGCTGCTATGTGGGACACTATGACTAGCGAGGAAGGTTTAGAAAGCTATTTAATGGGATTTGTAGGTTCTGCAGGTGTTGGTGCTGGTAGTAAGTTTATAGGTAGAGCATTAAGAAGTGACAATGCTAGCGTTAAAGAGTTAAATAAAAAAATAAACGACTATGCTACGCTTAACAATTTAAAATATAACTATAAAAATAAGCCTCAAGAGTATAAAGATCAAGTTGATGCTAAATTAGAACAATCAAAAGAAGATCTTAAAAAGTATATAAATGAAAAAAGAAAAATAAAAGAAATACTTACAGATGAGCAAAAAACTTCTTTAGAAAATATACTGCAAGAAAAAGACAATATAAAAGATAAAATACAAAAAATACAAGATCAATATCAAAATGGAGATCTTACTAAACAAGAAAGAGGATTTGCTTTAAAAAGTTTAACAGATAAAGACAAAGTTTTAAGTGAAAGAATAGAATTAATAAACGAAACTGCTAAAGAGCAATTACTAACTACAAGATTAGAAGGAACTAAAGAAGCTGCAGAAGAAATAGGTATTGAGCAGAAAGAAGTTTCTAAAGAAGAGTTTGGAAAAATATTCCCTGGTGAAGAAGAATCTGATGGTGCTATTAGTGAAGACGGTAAAACTTATTACATAAACACTGAGGTTGCTAGAGAAACTGGAGCTATTGGCGTTGGATCACATGAGCTTTTACATGGTATTATAGGTAACTCTTACAACAAACTTGATAAAGAAGCTAAAATAAAACTTAACAAAGATTTGCTAGACGTTTTAGATGAAGATGGTAAACAGAGAGTTTTAAAAAGACTTAAACTTTCTTATCAAATAGATGGTGATGCTGTTTTTGAAACAGAAGAATTATTTACTTCTTTATCAGATGAAATACAAGATGGTTACAAGTTTAACGAAGGTGTGTTTGGAAAAATTAAAAACGTATTAGAAGATGTATTAAGAAAACTAAGCGAAGCTGGTTATTTTGTAGAAGGAGACTTTTTATATAGAAAAGAATTTGGTAACGCAAGACAAGCTTTTAACTTTATAAAAGACTACTCTACTAATATAAAGAAAAACAAAATTAGTGATAGAGCAAAAACTTTTGCAACTGAAGATCCAGGTGGTGGTGAACGTTTATCTAAAACACTTTCTAAAAAAACTCCTGAAGAATTAGTTAAAATAATACAAAGAGGCCAAAACCCACAAAGAGTTAAAGAGGCTAACGAAGCTTTAGCACCTCAGTTTGAATTATTAGCTTTATCGAAAGAAGCTTTAAATTACGATACTAGAACAGGTGATATAGCTAGAGAAGATGTTGTTGCTGAAGCAATGACATATCTACCTGGTATTATAAAAAGATATAACAAAAAGGACGGTGCTTTTTCAACATTTGTTATTGCTAACATGAAACCTAAACGGCAGGTTATATACGAAAAAGTTAAACCTTTAACTTATGGCAAAACAACTAGCATTGACACAAAAGAAGCTAAACAAATAGAAGGTGACGTTGGTACTACAACAAATCTTGAAGATACATTTGTACAAAAAATAAATATACTACAAGACTTTGCTATAGCAAACAGAGTAGCTGATAAAATAAAATCTTTAGTTAAAGTCGTTAAAGGTGATAACTTTAAAAGCATAATATCTAAGTATGCTGGTAAAGTAGGAGAGTTAATATTTGAAGTTCCTGCTAAAAAAATTATGGAAGGAGGAGCTAACCTAGCCGCTGTTACAAAGTATACTGAAGGTATGCCAGTACCAGCTGAAGCTCAGAATATACAAAGATTTTTTAATGCGCCAAATAATGCGGATAAGTTTATCAAAACACTACCTCTTTATAATGTAACTGATAAAACTGCTGATATAAATAAAATAGGTGAAAACTTAGATGTGTCAAGAGATACATATGGGTATGCTATTGGCTTGAAAGGTTTGCCACTAGATTATTTCTACGAAAATTACACAGACCCAACTGGTGAGATTACATCGCCAAAAGGTAGAAGTAAAGGGCTAACAAGCCAAACACAAGTAAAAAAACTAAAACCGCAGTTTGTAAATCCAACACCTGAAATTGTAGAGCAGTTTAAAAAAGACTTAGGTATTACGCCGAAAAACGAGGCGAGTGTGTATAGCAGGGACATCGGACAGCTACTTAAAGGCGTTGCTAAGGTTCACTCTATAAACGCGGCTATATCTGGAGCTCAAAGGTTTTTAGAGGCTAAAACTAAAGTAGCACCAGCACAAGAGCAAAAAGCTTTAAAACAACAAACAGCTGATATTACAGCCGCACAGGGCAAAGCTGCTTTTAGTAAAACTGTTGAAGATATAATTAGCGTTAGAGATCAGTTTGAAATGGAAGAAGGCAAAGTTATTGACAAGCTTTTTAAATTTCACGGTATAGAAGCTACTTACGATTTAAAAACAGAAGAAGGTATAAAACAACTTGTAGAAGTTATAGAAAAAGACTTGTTACCTTTAATGCCTAAAGATTTTTGGTTTGGTAAAGGTGGTGGAACTGTATTTACACCAAGTTATTACGTTGTTGGAAAAAGTGATAATAAATTTTTAAAAGAAAAGTATAAAAACTTATACAATAACTTGTATGTTCCTGCAATAAAAAAGCTGCGTGATAAAGAAGGAGTTGTATTTGGAAAACCTATAAAAGATGCTAACGGTAATGATATTGATTTTTCAATATCTTCTTATAGTACAATATTTAAAAACCAAAAAACAATACAAAAAAATATTGATAACGGTGAAATAGAAAAGTGGAATAAAAAAGTTGCTTTAATACATAAAGAAATGTGGAAACGTTTTGATAAAGCAATAAATAAAAATGGTAAAATTGATAAAAACGCAGCTAGAGTTATTGGTAATTATTTAAAAATAACAGGTAACGATACTAAGCATTGGCATAAAATGGGCGCTCAGTTTGTTGGTTATTCTAAAAAATTAACACCTACAAAATCTGGTAGTTTAAAAGTAGAGTATGAACACGCTATGCCAGCAACAGCCGCTTATTTATATTTAATAGACTCTTCGTTGTCAAAATCATCTAGTTTTAAAGCTTCTTATGATTTAGTTATAGATAATTACAAGTTAATATACTTAGACAAAGCTATGGACGAAAAATTAATAGCAGCTGGACTTAGAACAAAAATGCCTAAAGACTGGAGCGTTATAAGTAATTCTTGGTGGGAAAGATATTTTAACGAAGAAGTTGCTTCTATAGATCCTAGCTCAATAATAGGTTTAGACGGTAGAACTTTTAAAGAAATTTTTAATACAAATAAAAATGGTAAAGCACTACCTATAAAAGAAAATATAAGTAAGACTAAAAAAATAAACAAAGCTATTAGAGCTTCAAGAACAGTTAGTGAACCTAAAGGTATTACTGTTTTAGATTTTGACGACACACTAGCCACAACTAAATCGCTAGTTAAATACACAACACCTGAAGGTACTACTGGTACTTTAAACGCTGAAGAGTATGCTAAAACATACGAAGACTTATTAGACCTTGGTTATGTATTTGATTTTTCTGACTTTAACAAAGTTGTAAAAGGTAAGTTAGCACCACTATTTAATAAGGCGATAAAACTACAGGGTAAGTTTGGTCCTGAAAACATGTTTGTATTAACAGCAAGACCACCACAAGCACAAAAAGCTATATTTGACTTTTTAAAAGCTAATGGTTTAAATATACCTTTAAAAAATATAACTGGTCTAGGTAATTCTACAGCAGAGGCAAAAGCACTTTGGGTTGCTGATAAAGTTGGTGAAGGATTTAACGACTTTTACTTTGCTGATGATGCTTTGCAAAACGTGCAAGCTGTTAAAAACATGTTAGATCAATTTGATGTTAAGTCAAAAGTTCAACAAGCTAAAGTTAAGTTTAGTAAAACAATGAGTGATGATTTTAACAATATACTAGAAGAAGTTACAGGTATCGAATCTTTTAAACGTTTTGAAAGAACTAAAGCAAGAAAACGTGGCGCTGACAAGGGTAAGTTTAGATTATTTATACCACCATCTCACGAGGATTTTGTAGGTTTACTTTACAACTTTATGGGTAAAGGAAAAAAAGGCGACGCGCATAGAAACTTTTTTGAACAAGCTTTAGTTAGACCATTAAACAGGGCATATAAAGAGGTAGACACCGCTAAACAAGCTGTAGCAAACGACTATAAAGCTTTAAATAAACAAATGCCTGAGGTTAACAAAATGCTTTCTAAAAAAACACCAGATGGTGATTTTACATATCAAGACGCGATAAGAGTATATCTATGGGATAAGCATGGTTACAAAATACCTGGTTTGAGCGAAGTTGATCAAGCTAAGTTAGTTGAGCTAGTAAAATCTGATGGTAATCTACAGTCTTATGCAAATACATTAAATATAATATCTAAACAAGAAACATATGTAGACCCAGGCCCAAGCTGGGAAAGTGGTAACATAAGAATAGACTTGGTAGATGCAACTGGTAGGGTTGGTAGAGCTAGTTACTTTGCAGAGTTTCAAGAAAATGCAGATATAATGTTTTCTGAAGAAAACTTAAATAAAATTGAAGCTGCTTACGGCCCTGCTTTTAGAGAGGCTTTAGAAGATATGTTGCACAGAATTAAAACAGGTGTTAACAGACCAAAAGGATCAAGTTCAAAACCAAACATGTTTATGAATTGGTTAAATGCTTCTGTTGCAGGTGTCATGTTTTTAAATGTAAGATCTTCTTTGCTACAGCAAATGTCTAACGTTAACTATTTAAATTTTGCTGACAATAATATACTAGCAGCTGGTAAAGCTTTTGCAAATCAACCACAATACTGGAAAGACTTTGCAATGATATTTAATTCAGATATGCTAAAGCAAAGACGTGGCGGTTTACAGACAGATATTAATGGTGCTGAACTTGCAGAAGCTATTAAAAAAGCTAGACCAGGAAACTTATTTGACCAAGTAGCTATTATAACTGGTAAAGCTCTTAGACTTGGTTTTTTACCTACACAAATCGGTGATAACATTGCAATTGCAACTGGTGGTGCTGCTTTTTATAGAAATAGAGTTAATAAATATATTAAAGATGGTTTAAGTAAAAAAGAAGCTGAAACAAAAGCTTTTACTGATTTTCAAGACATAACACAGTCAACTCAGCAATCTGCAAGACCTGATATGACATCTAAACAACAAGCAAGCTGGATAGGCAAGTTGGTATTAAATTTTTTAAACACACCATCTCAGTACAATAGAATAATTAAAAAAGCAGGTTCTGATATTCTTAATGGAAGAATAACTCCACCTAACACGTCACTGATGCAAAGTAATATGTCTAACATGTCTAGAATATTATATTATGGTGCTGCACAAAACTTAATATTTTATAGTTTACAAACAGCTTTGTTTGCCGTTATGTTTGGTTCTGATGATGAAGATGAAGACAAAAGAGTTGAAGCTTATTTAACTAAAAAACAAAGAGTTATACAGGGTAGTATAGACACTATATTAAGAGGTTCTGGTATATATGGAGTTGCAGTGTCTACTTTGAAAAACATGGCAATTAAGTTTATGGAACAAAGAGAAGCAGGTTACAACAAAGATGAAAGTGCTGTTATAATGGAAATGCTAAACTTTTCACCTGTAGTAGGTATTAAAGCTAGAAGAATTGTTAATGCAGAAAAAACTTTGAATTATAACAAAAAAGTAATTGAAGAAATGGAAACATTTGATATAGATAATCCTATGTGGTCTGCTGTTACAAATTATACTCAGACTATAACTACAGCGCCTACAAACAAAATATATCAAAAAACTATAAATCTTAGAAACGCTGCTGATAACGATTACACGGCTTTACAAAGATTAATGTTTTTAAGTGGTTATACAACTTGGAGTTTAAATCTTGGCGATACTAAAAAAATGAAAGATATAAAAGAAAAAATAAAATCTGATAAAAAGAAAGCAAAAGCAAAAGCAAAATCTAAAACAAAAAAAGTAAAAACAAAAAAACCAAAATTTAATTTAAAAGGTATATGAAAAAACTAATAATAATAATGTGTATAACATTAGTTGCTTGCGCGGCACCTAAAGAGTGTTGTTCACAAAACTTTAAAAAGTATTTTAAATTTGCTACATTTTACGCTGCAGCCAATGGTGGTAACTCCATATCAGATGTAGATGTATTTTCTGTAACTAATGGTTTAGAAACTGTAACGGTAAAAACGCCATACGATTATAACTTAGCTTTAGGTATACGTAAAATAGCTAGATTTGGTTATGAAAACAGAGCTAGTACATTTTATGATGGTACAGAGGAATCATGGTCAGACGGTGCTAATGTAGGTAAAGTACGTGGCTTAGAATTTTTATTTGAAATAGATTACAAAAGACAACAAGGTGATGAGTATTTAGATCAACATCATTTTGTTAGATACGTAGATGATAAGTATATATTAAAAGGTGAATACTTAGAAGATGGTTTTGCCGATATTAAATACTTTGAAACGTCTCAAAGATACAGATATAAAGTTAATGACAAATTGTCTTTCAACGCTGGGCTTGCTCAAAGGTTATCCGAACCGTACGGATATGATCCCTTAGCAGAGTGGATGCTTAGCAATGGCAATATACATTACACTTACCTAGCACTACAAGAAGGCTATAATGTCAATGTAGCTGCTAGTGAGTATTTTTCTCCAGATGGAGAACTCGTTGCTACAAGCAAAGAGGTTTGGGAAGAG